AGTAGGCCTAGGTACCGGTAATCCCTAGTGCATGGCGTTCGTCTATGCGATATTTGATGAGTTCTGTAAGGGTAAGGGAATCCCAAATCCTCTCTTTAAGACGGGATCAGTTCTCTATTTTTGGAGCAAGGTGCCAACCGAAAACCAGATCAAGGTCGCAGACGCGATCAAGGACCCAAGCCTAGTAAAACCCGGCCAAGTCTTTATTAAGTCTAGAAAGGGAGGAGGCCATACGGGTATAGTGCTCAAGGTGGAAGGGGATTCGTTTATCTCAATCGACGGTAACTCATCAGATCAGGTAAAGCTGAATCGTTATAAGATTGCCAATATGTTGGGCTTTGCAGACTTTTTTAAGAATCCGACTGTCTCCAGTCAGATCGCATCACTGTCAAGCAGCATGATCTCCAAGCACGCACCTACTCTAGGTGGCGGAAAGGAAGTATAAATCTTTGTTATTTTCCCAGTAACTTACCTAGAAACTTCTTTTTGGGTTTGGCTTGCTGTGCAGTGTCTTGAGCCAATGGAGCCAATTGTTGCGGAGCAGCGCTCTGTTGTATTTGGGTCACCGATTTAGTCGCCATCTTTTGAGGTGCCTTGCTCAGGTCGACAAACTTGGTCTGTGGAGTAACATTCTTATTTTTCTTCTCTGCATCGTCATAGTAGTAAACCGCGCATAACGCATAGTTTTCTCCAAGCTCCTTGCCTCCAGTCTTTATGTGATGGATCAGTGTCTTAGTCACACCGTTACCTAAATGCTTGCGTTCAAAGCTACCTTTAATGACGTTTCCCTCCTTCTTTTGAGTAAAATGCTGTGCTGGTAACTGTGTCATGCCCTCACCAAAAAAGGTCAAGGCCAAGATCGGCTCGCTTGACGATCCGACATTGGGTAGACCCACGATCTCAAAATAAAACTTTGGATCAGACGAGTCGACATCAAACTCAGAAATGGGATGTTTAGGATCGATCTTTGTGTTGGGATAAGCCGATAATGTGATCACCAGTCCCGTTGTCTCTGCCTCATTGATGAATTGCGTATAACTCTTTATGTATAAAGCTGCCATCTGGAGTATTTCTTTATCGTTATTTATCAAATCTACAGAATAAATAAATAAATAAATAAAAAGGATCCATGGAAGGCACGTTCAGCGGAAAGTTAATTAAGACTAGTGACATACCTAAAAGAGAGGTTCAATATGGGCCCCTGCCTACCCCTAAGATCGAGGATCCGCTAGATAAGATAGCTAAAGCCACGATGGGTTCATTCCCTTACGAGGCGAGCGGAGCGGTCGAGTGGCGACCTGAAAACATCCAGTTCCTTGGAAGTTAAAAATAAATCCAATTATGCAAGACCTAATCAAAGAATACGAAGAATTCATCAATGAAGCCAAAACAACTGGTCTAGCGTTTGAGGAATTCGCAAAGGTTCGACTCGCAGGAGCGACCAAGATCGCAGACACGGCAAAGGCTAAGGGTGGAGCTGCGATGTTAACGTATCAACACTTTGTTGTAAAACTTCCTTATTATAAGATAGCAGCCTCTGGCAAGTGGGATGCGGGCTCCATGCAAAAGGAACTCACTAACCTAATTAAAGACCTTTCAGGCGGTGCCAAGAGACCCATCAAGATGGGCCAGACCGAGTTTCAAAGACTCGTCGGTAAGATCGAGGTGATTGGAGAATTACTGATCAGGCTCGGTGATAAATAAAAATAAAGAACGCTATGTCTAAACACAAATGCATAGAAAAATTTACCAGTTGGGTTCGTCTAAACGAGAGCGATGACCAAGAGAGGGAACTGATCGAAAGAGCAGACGGTCTAACGGCTGATTTTGAAGCAGATGCATCAAGGAGTCGACTTGAGACCAGCACGCTAATGATATGGTTCCACGGAATGATGGACCTGTATGATAACTCTGACCTAAAGGGACTTATCTTTATGAAGATGAAACCGATTTGGGCAAAATACTTTAAGCAGATCTATCCTTTGCTTAGCACGGACAACAAGGAACTTACTCGACACGATATCATGGAGATCAAACGCTATAAACAGCTTTCTACTGAAGAGTCTCACCATGAAAGAAGCGCAAACGACCTATTAAAAGACCTAGGATTACTCTAAATCGTCTGCTACCCTAGGCGATTTACGGTCAGCCCGAGCGACAGTTCGGGCTTGCTTGTCTTAGATAAATAATAAAAAATATTCAGTATTGCAGAAGTTCGTCCCTAATTTTAAAGAATGGCAAAGACTTTTTGAGAATGAGTCAACTGATGACCTGGACACTAGGCTCGAGGACATGCGACGGCTTGCTGACCTTGGCATGATTGATAAACGGGAACTTAGAAATTTTCTTAAAAGGGAGGGAGCCCCTGCACTAATTAAGTATGATCCTGCTCTCACCGAGATAACCCGATTACCCGAATATAGAGAACTCCAAGAGAGGGGACTAGATATCGTCTCTTCCAGGACCCAGCTAATGAACGGTTCAATCATTTTCGGTCGACCTGGTTATCGACCGTATGACGGATACGCAATCGGGCTCTTTCCAGACATACAGAAGATAAGAAGAATGAAACCCAAAGGAATTCCGCTAGGTGTTAGAGCAAGAAAGTATGGTTCGATGGATTTTACGATTAAAGACCTATCGGTCGATCCCGAAAATTTCTACCGTGTAGCGATGAGATGGGTGCTGGACCATATCGATCTCGATGATCCTTTTTTTCCAGTAAAAAACAAAACACGTAAGGGTTATTTTGACCAAGAATCCTGATCCGATAAGACGTTACGAATTTCTCGATTGCTCTTCATTTTTACCTGCATTATACGAAGTGCCTTTACATAAACGAGCCTTGCCCATTCAGTAGTCTTTTCATGCCTGCGAGCGATGATTGAAAAGTGTTCTGGGTCTCCCCCATTTAATCCCATTTTTCTACACACAACTTCTCGTTGGATAGGTGTCAGCTTAGATAGAGCAATCCTGACCGTCTCACTGATATCGGACTCATCAGTCAAGCTAGTGGTAGTGGCATCAGAGCTCAACCAATCGATTGGAGAGAGAATGTCTTCCGAAATAGAAGAGTCAATCGGTACACCCTTTGTCTCAACTTGGAGTATTCTTTGGATTTTATCTGCCTTTATCTCTTTCGTAGAGAACTGCGATATCCTTTCTTCAAGCTCCTCAGCTGTTCCTAGCCTTTCCTCTTCCTGAAGTATCTGTTCGTTGGCTTTACGAATCTTACTCAGATCCGTAAGAATATTTTGAGGAACCCTTACCGTTCGAGTGTCAGTATTTAAGTACACAAGTATCTCCTTTCGAATGTGCCATACTGCGAATGAGATAAACCTAAACCCTCGAGTCGGGTCAAACTGTCGAGCCGCATCACAGAGTCCAACGTTTCCCTGACAGATGAGGTCTTCTAGTGAGACCTCTGGATTGGTGTACTGTTTTGCGACTGATACCACAAATCTTAGGTTTGCTGAAATTAGCTTTTCGATGGCCGCCTGATCTCCCTGTTGAACTCTTTTTCCGATCTCAAACTCTTCGTCTGGGCTCAACATAGGAAGGCTAGATACTTCAGTAAAATACCTTGAAATGTTTTCAGTTCGATTAGTTCTTCGATCTGCTTGAATCTTTAATTGTCTCACGATTTTTAATTAAAATGTTAAATACTAAATGTTGATAGTTTGATTAAAGAACTAAAAAAAAGTTAATAGTTTAAATAAATTAAAATAAAAATATGAAATTTACTGACACTGAGCGCTTGGATTTTCTTGAAAAATGGGACACGAGCTCACATCAAAACACATGGTTTACCCTACTCACGCAACACGTAAAAAAGCAAGATTGCCCGACCTTGAGAAGCTTTTGCGACCATGCCATCGAGTTCGAAGGGATGATTGATGCCAATGGACTAGATATCATGGCATGGCACTACTTGCCGCCGCACCTACAGGAAAAGGTCACCGGTATTTGGGAAAGGGACGCTAGACCCATGACTGAGGAAGAAAAAGAGTCACTAGTAGATGAATCTGCCAAGTATTGGCAAGAATTACATCAAACTGAATCACAAGACCAAGATAAATAATAAAAATAATAGCACATCACTATGAGCCATATCATTCAGAAATTTGGAGATTGGAAAAGAATAAACGAGGACGACAAGACTCCAGGAAGAGAAAGACAAAAGGGGAAACAAGGAAACAAGATCGTCTATATCCCAGTCGACCGAAAGACACTAAAATTAAAGATAGTTAATGAGACTGACATCATCGATGCTGAGGGATACCTACGAGTAACATCAGAAGGCGTACATGCGTTCGATGAATTGTTGAGACTTATTAAGGGTCAGTTTGAGATCATAGATTATTACGGTAAAAATGGTGGAGGTCTAAACGACTTAGTCAATAACATTGTCATATACGACGTAGATGTCGATCGCGGATCGAGAAAACAGGTGATCACGTTTAGAATCGAGAGCAAGACTGACCTGACTGCGGGCGATACGAGTAAAAAGATCAATTCAAGCGTTAGATACGTCAGATCAGACCAGTTGAGAAAAGCCATAGACGGTGCACTAATTAATGTTGATAAGAAGAATCCAATCACATCAGATCAAAACTTTAAGTCTAAGTTTAAGTTACCTTTTTCAGCGGCAAACATCATCGGATCGACTGAATTGAATCTGATTCAATTTTTAGTAGATGCGTATAACACTATTAAAAAGGATACTAAAGCACAATCATCTAAGATCATGCCTAGATTAAAAGCAGAGCTTCAAGCTAAGAAACTCGGAGTGGCTTCAAAGCTATTCATTAAAGCTATGAATGCTGCGTTAATCATTAAGGATTCAGTAGGATTAAAAGATGCTACGTTTGGTGAAGACATCGAAGAAGACATAACTCAAACCCTATACGATTTTATCATGAATGCTAGAAAGGCTCTAGGCGAAGCGAATAGTTTATATTTAGGACTGGACGGCGACCAGATATTCGAAGCCGAGTCTGATCAAATAAGAGGATTTGATACTGATGCTTTCATATCAGTCGCGAATACCCCCGTTCCAGAAACAGGTGATATCAAGGTTCCAGACAATGGATTTACGGTCGGCATGAAAGCAAATGCTGAGCTTGCAAAATTCCAGAAGCTTCTCTATACTAAGTTTAAGACAGTTTTAAAAGGGGTCTCTGCGTATGTAAATTTTGCCGCAAAAACTGGTGACGGTAAAGCCGGAAATCCAGTAGGAGACTATGGTAAAACAACTGCTGCTTTAATCCAATTGATAAAAGAAGGCTTAGATAAACCAGTATGGCAAGAAGCAGATGGCAGTCGAGGTGATGGAAATACGATAACTGTCAACTTCGTTAAAAGAATCCAAGATGAGATTTCACAAGGAAAAATCAAAGAATCTAGTGAACCTATGATTTATCTTGGACTTGACGGCAAGTCAGTGATTGTTAGTGAAGACTTTGGTGTACCTGCAACTGCTGCCAGGACTAGCAGCCAACCTCAACAAAAACCTCAACAAAAAAGTCAACAAAAAAGTCAAACCGGCAGTGCGAACGTTTCTAGCTCAAACTCACTTGAATTGCCAAATGATCCAAGCCCAACATGGAGATATAAAGTAATAAACCATGTTTGGAACGGAATCGATACTGCAGTCAAAACTGATACTTGGGGAACTATAATAAATCCTAAATATGTTAAGTTATTAATTCAACAGCTTACACCTAGGGTAAATGATGGATATTACATTAACGTTTCAAAAAATTCAGCTGGAAAATGGTCCCGTCAAGATAATAAGATTTATTCTTATCAAAATGGAAAATGGAGAGTCCAAGCAAATAATGAATGGTATGAGGTTACTGCAGGTGCAGCTCTAAATAATTTAATTGCAGCGTATGGCAGTAATCCAACTAATGCGGCATCGACTGGTACTTCATTAAAAGCTGAAAATAAGAGAATTATGGATTTAGTGTATGCCTACGGTGCAGGTAAATCATATGTTGATACTAAAGGGGCAGTCGGTTCTAGAATAATAAAGTTTCATTTTAAACCGAGTAAGTATAGTGCAGCATGGAACGATTGGTGGAACATCACTTTTTATGAAAACGGTGACGGTCAATCGAGAAAGAGCACGTTTAGTATTTATGATAATTATAACAATAAGGTGATATTCCGTGGATATTTAGAAGATTTTTCAAACGGTAAGTTTAAAATAAGAACAACGTCTGGTTCTGTTCTCGGAACATTTAATGATACTTTAGAAAATCTTTTAAAAAGGTTGTGTTATGCTGGGGATAATATCTTTTGGTACAGGTAACAATGAAATATCGAGCTAAAACATATTGTCAATTTATCAATGAGGCATACATCGACTCATCTGGTGAGCTTCAGGATTTCGAAGCACCTGGTGAAGATGACTATGAATTTCAGCTATTGGATCACGCACAGCGTATCCAGGAATACCTAGAAGAGTCGGGTGCGGATCGAGTACGACTAATGGTTGATGGAGGAGTGATCAGATTAAAGTTCGAGTACCAGGGTTCACTCTACATAATGGAACTAGACATTGATAATGATGTCGCGACTGTGAGACTAGATCAGATCATAATCTATGAGGACTCTGTCGATTCGATATTTGACTTATTGGCCTCTACTGGTCTAGAATTTTTAATGTTTTAATGAATCTACTTGATTTTAAATATTGGATCACACTAAACGAGTCTCAAAAGGGCTACTATACTTTTGAGATACCTAAACGTGAGCTTACTGAGATCGATGATGCATACGATCAGGAGCTTAGAGAGATATTAAAGGGTCTGCCTGATGCGATGTACGATATTTCCCCGGGCAGAGGGCAATTCACACTCACTCTGCATGGAAGCCAAGACGAAATACTTTCTTCAGTTTATGGAGAATCCCAGGAGGTTGTCATCAAATTGGCACACCCAGCAAGTTCAAATAGCTATTCTGGTCCTTTTAAAAAGATCTCATATCCCGAACTCGTCAAACAGTTAAGGGGTTCAGTCTATCCGAATAAATTCACTGAGGGCGATGACTCAGCTCAAATCAGATATTCTTTACAATTAAACACTGACCTGGATATGTTATTAAACATTACTGCTCGAAAGACTGCCGTTACCTTTTCAGCACACAATCACCAGTTTATCAGACCCGAAGCTTCCGCATTCTTTGAGTTAGTATACAATTCAGATGAGTCGAAAATAGCTGCTCTTACCAAGCAACTCAATGAATACTTAAGATATTTTGCAGTAAAATCAGCGTTACCTAAATACCTGGTCTCCGAAAGCACTCCGAACCTGGAAGAGATCGAATCTAGCGTCAAAAAGAGAATGCAAGGGATCACGTCGATCGATTTCAACACGGCATCACCAGAAGAAAAGGAGAAGGGACTTCAAGAGGTGCTCTCTTTTCAGAGGGAACTCTTATCTACGTCATCAAAGAGTGATATTGAGGCTCCGATCATGACTGATGCCATGATAGAAAACTTTAGAATCCTACTAAAGGAGCTTGGCGGGGTCAAGGAGATTAAATCTGCCCTATCTACTAAATAGACCCAACAGCTTTCTTAAAAAAGAAAGGGGAATATCTGACTTGATCTTTAGACACAGCTTTTCATTATACGTCTCGCCATCTGTTGAAACGATATAGGGAGTTATGACTTTTACCTCGTGTTTAAGGTCGTACGTCACCTTTTCAAAGGAACTGGCAACCACTCCTTTAACCACACCCGACTTGCCATAGAATATGAAGCGTTCTCCCTTCACCATCGGTGTGAATTATTTTAAAAAAGGGAGTGATTACTCCCTTTTTATTTATCCAAGTAATCCGCGATAGATTCTAAACTTCGCTAGACGATCTGCCAATCCATTGGTTCCGCCGTTCACTCTTCGAGAGACCTTAGTCACGACAGAATCAGTAGCTCCCTGATCACAGATAGCCCATAGGTTATTACGATTAAAGAAGAAAGCGGCCGATGCCAATGGGTACTTGTTTGCGACTAGATCCGGTTGAGCGACACAGTCCTCTCCGATAAATTGTGAAAAGACTCCATAATTGGATCTTCCAGTCAACTGGATGTATCCTCTACCCTTGAATCGAACGCCGTCTCCGGTTTGTGTGTTACCCAAGTCTCGACGACCCTCATATGCCTGACCAGAAGCGATCTCCGTCTTGTATCTCCAGTCACCAGACTCGTGAGCGCACTGTGCAAGAAAGTGAGCGAGTCTCAAGTTATTGGTGATGCCGAACTTGGTGGCAATCTGGGCCAGTTCAGTCAAGACACCAGCCGGAACTCGGCCAGTTAATCGATCTAGAGACAGCCCTGCGACTTGTGTCACAGCATCAGTGATCTGACTGTTTACACCAAACATCTTGGCCCAAGTTGCAGGCCCAACTACACCGTCTGCCGTTAATCCGTTTTGAGTCTGCCATTCCTTGACCTTGGTTTCAGTTACTGGACCAAACGATCCGTCTTGGGTAAGTCCAAGCTTGTCTTGTAGTTTCTTTACGTCCTCTCCAGAGGACCCTTTCTTAAGTAGCATAAGTAATTAAGTTATTTTTATTTGAGATCATCAGGGGCTCTCTTCTTTTCCCGTTGAATGTGGGTAAGTATGTATCCAGATACTGCGAACTCGATACCAACCCAAATTGCAAGGTCAGATGAAGTCATTAGACTATGCTTTTCTAGAAGAAAAAATATCATTCCCCATTGAGCGATGATAAAAGCGATTCCAGATTCGATCCTTTTCTTTGAAAAGAAAGAGGGCCTAGTGCTGTAGATTTTTATTACTTCCTTGATTAAGAACTGGATATTAGTCCAACCAAAGAAGTATCTTTTTGATTTGTTGAGTGCCATCTCATTTTGGTTATTTTTATTATTTATTTGAGATTGAAAAATTAAAGAGGTCGAGAAGAGAATCGAACTCTCATGCACGATTTTTTGCAGATTGTTGATATACTTATTAGGCAATCTACCTTCGTGTAGGAGATTCAGTAATCTCAATAGAAAGATCAATCCCATTCAATAATCTTGGATTTTTTACTTGTAGACCATTTTGTTTTTATTTATGGCTCATTTAGCTGTTAATCTGATCCACAAGATGCTTTTAAATGAGCCATATTTTAGTCTAAGTGAGAAAGTTTGAACTGATATCTCTCGCCTTATGAGGGCGGCACTCTACCAACTGAGTTAAAGATCTATTAAACGTGCTCTTAAGCATTCTACTCCCAGCTCCGAGGAATCGTATATAACTTAGCCCATCTCACCGCTGTGTGGGAACTGAAGTTTACACGTTTGCAGTCAGGACAGGATTCGAACCTGCGACCTCTGAAAATCCTGATTGGTTACAGCATATCATGCTCTGGCCTCTGAGCTACCTGACTATGGTGGCGGAGATTTGCGCTCAACACATGATCACCCATGCGCGTCGTTTCTTTTGTTTCCGGTACTCCGCCGTCGTAAGTTCCTCTTATCTTACACCACCATTCGCGAGACATCCCGAATTCTCCAATGGCCCCTACTCTACTACCAGGAATCAAGTAAACGGTGTAGTCAGGACAGGATTCGAACCCGTATGATGGTTGCTTTAAGCTTTGTTTCACCGTACTTCCCATCTAAGCTAGCGTCTACCCATTCCGCCACCTGACTAACAGCTCTATTTTTTCTTCAGTTGAGCTTCTGCCTGTACCTTCGGTGAGATTCGAACTCACACTGAATAGATCCTAAGTCTATTGACTCTGCCAATTAGTCTACGAAGGCAGTTATTATAAAGTACTAATAAACTATCATAATTAAAAATTACTTTTAAAAATACTTAGTTTTTTCCTGATCCAGGTCTTCCAAGTAATCTTGGATTCCCTTTTATCGGGTTCCGGGATCGATATCTTTAGTTTCTCTAATTCAGCTAAGATCTTTCTTTCAAGAAAGATCGATCGCTCTAGGTTAAAAGTCGGTGAGTTGTAGGTCTGGTGGATCGCGATCAAGAGCTTTACCTTTTCTGACTGTGCGAGTATGGCATCACCTAGTGTCGAATAAGTTGAAGTTAATCTTTCTATTTTGGATTCGACCTCTCCCACAGCGACTATGATTTTTTTTCTTCATTAAATCGGATCAACATCTTATTCCTAAGCTCAAGTGCCCTTCTTCTTTCACCGAATGTTGACGCCATCATGTCAGTACCCAGAGCAGTGACGAATGTGTCTAGTTCCTGATCAGTCGAGTGTTCTGCTATAAAATCGTATTCGCTATCTGTGATGTTAAATAGGACTTTGATCACGTTGTCAAACATGTCATGTAGGTCTCCGCCGTGCACGAGACTGGCCTCTACTTCGGGTCTAAGTATTTTCATATTTTATCCTTATTTCTCGGTTTGGTTCATCTGAGTGTTCAGCTAAGTCTCTCTTTAATGTGGCTATTATCCAATTTGCTGCCCATTCTCCATCCGCCTCACATAGCTTAACGAATGCACACTCTTCTCCACGACAGAGTTCCAGCTTTTTACTATGTGTTCATCGTGCTCCTCGACTGAAGAAAAACCTCGATGCTTGGCCATGTTTATGTGGCCAAGATGAAGGTCTGCTATGAATCGAACGGTGCTCATGGTCTAACTAATAATATCTTTTTTTCTGGTCGAACCGTCCTCTCTATCGAAAAACTAGGAGAGGCATATGTCGAGATTATCTTTTGTGTTGTTTCTGGTCCGGGAATCCCATTTATCTCCCTGTTATGTAAGGATCCGCCGTCAAAGATTACACCGAATCTGTCTTCGGTCTGGGTCAAGGGAGAGTCGTATTTAAAGACGATGGAATCTACGAGCCCTCCTGCGAGTACAAGACCAAAGCCCTTAAAGTTCCATTCCTTCTCCACGATAAACCCATAGATTTCCTTGCCAAGAGCTCCGCCAAAAAAGATCTTATTGGGAAGCTTTTCGTGCTCGATTGCCAAGTCATGAACGTGTTCTGAGATCAGGGCAAAAAGCTCTTGCGCAAAGTTGGCATCCTTTTCAATGGGTACCTTGAACTTCATCTTCTACGTGTTGATTGACCATTTCTTCTGAGATCTTACGCAAGATAGAATTGACTCGACCAGCATTACTGCCGTCCACCCACATGCGACCTTCATCGGTGCAGATGAATGAACGTTGAGCGTCGTCCATACAGTTTAACTTGTATTTTGACTGAGTTGTGCTCAATACTCCAAAGTGAAACACGAATGTTTCCTTTTCATAGTAATTTGGACTCGCTTCCGCAAACTTACAAAGCACATCATATACTTTTTCAGCGGTTCTTGTAGGCATCTTTTGCATGCTATCTCTTCATTAAGATTCCCATGATTTGTGACTCCTGTATGCTGCATACTGAAAACTCTGCAATAGAGTCTTTGAATCGTTCCTTACAGATCTCTTCAGCATCAGTGAAAAATTCCGCATCCACTACATATAACTCTTTAATCTTTCTGATTCGACCCGTGTTGTCGTCAACGGTCTCAAATTTTACTTTTGCTAAATAATACATAATTTATTGTTTATTGGTTATTGAATCGATTACTTTTTGTAGATCATTAAAATCTTCCATGTATTTTGAACTGCCTCGATTTAGGAGTAAGTCCTTTGCCTCAATAAGAAGAGAAAGGACTTGTGAGACGGTATCGGGTCTTTTAGAATCAAAGAATCTATCAAGATATTCAACTGACTCTGGTGAACCTATTAGTGCATCACATGAGCTAAACTGTTCTAAGTATTGATCTCCCAATTGAGCGTGAGTTTTCACTAATTCCTCTAATTCTGGTATTCTTTTCTTATTGAACGACATAGTACTATATACTACGCGTTTTTCCATGGTTCCCCTTAAATACTGGAAATCTTAAAGAATGATTGCCGTGTTGATCGGTCGTATGTTCAAAATACTGCACGGTAATTGTGGCTCCCATTATCTCACCAATGTTTCGATAATAGTGTCGACGCTGGTCTAGGGTAAACCCGCTACCTACCTGTACTTGAGATCCTTCGTGATCGATGGTTACCGCGCTTAACATCTCCTCCTCTACTTCCCTACCGTCTATGATGATTCGCTGAGGTCCCATGATGAGTCCTGTGACCACGTATTCAGCATCAAAAAATTCTTTGATCTTTAGCATGTCTTTGGACCTACCTGACTTGTATGGAGCATCCTTTCTTGCAATGAGTCCCTCCCAGTTAGAATCTTTAGATTGACCCTTTAACTCTTCTAGAGAATCTTCATCTGTGATTCTTATTTGAGGTAGCATCTCAAGTATTTCAGAAGACTTGAGATCGCCTAGCCATTGTTCTCTACCTTCAATTCTAGTAGAAAAAAGAGGAGAGTCATATTCTCCTGAAAACTCTTCAGGTTGAAGAATGTCAAATATCAGGTATTTTGGATTCTCTATCGTATGGTCCTTGCGTTGTATCTGTTTCAGGACTCCCTGGAAGTCATCTGAGCCATCTTCATTCATGAGACATAGTTCACCGTCTAGAATAACGTCAGTGATCCCTAAACGTCTTATTTCCTCTGCTACTTTTCCAAGAGTGTGAAATTCCTTACCGTTCCTAGAAAAGAACTTGATCCATTCATCATGTACGACACAGATGCATCGAACACCGTCGAGTTTCCTAGATACATACCAGGTACCATCAAACAGGTCTACTCCCTTTACTTTAGCTGCGTCATGAGCTAGGGCAACCTCAAACGTTGGAATAAAGTTTGGATTTACTCTATTGATTAGAGTAACGGTTGCCCTGGTCTCCAAGTTTCTATCGATTATCTGATAAATCAGGTCAGACCAGGCTTCATAATCTTTAATGAATCTATTCATGGCTCCTATTGCAGCATGACCAGTCATGTGACGAGCATTGAAATCGTCTAACATTTGAAATAGATCACAATACACCTCGTTAGGAGCAATCAAATCTGATCTCTTTTTAAGATTGGCTGAAGTCACACCAAAATTAAAATATGGATTATACGTATAGAGAAGTACCCTTTTAATGAATGGATGATATTGATATTTAGTGAGAACGTCCACTTTATGGTTAGTGGAATTTGAAGAGTTCATCTCATTAACAAACTCGCGAAGTTCACGAAAGTCTTGGGTGTTTTGCATAATTTTTCCTTTTAGCTAAGATACTAAATTAAAAGGAAAGCTTACAATCTTGGGTCAGGTTTTTTTCACACCATCCTCCAGGAAGCTCTACTGCGAATCTTGCAGGTTTTTTAGAGTGATATTGAGGAAGATCCCTTTCATCAACGTCGTGACCTGGATCCATCGTGTGATGGTCGATATAGTCCATGTTGCTGTCAAAAAAGATGATGTCAAGAGAAAAGGGTACCTCCTTCATCCAAAAAGAGAGCGGCTGATCGTCATCGTAAACAAAGAGCATTCCAGTATTTTCAGAAGGTTCTGACTCTGCACCGCTAAAACCCTTAGCTTGGCTATTCTCGGTCGCAGCAACCTTTAACATCAATGGAATTCCTGAGACCTGTGCCTCGATTTCCTTACCGTCAATCGCTTTTTTTTTACAATATTCCTCAAAAAGCGGAACGGTTTTTACTCTTATGAACTGACACATTTAAGAACTACTTTGTTTTATTTTTTTCAAGCTTTGTGACTCGAGTGGTAAGATCATCAAGTAAAGCTTTTACGCTATCGATTTTATCACTAGCTTTATCTAAGTCTTCATCCGTGATCTCATCATCAGGCAAGTCTCCATTAGAGTCTTCATCAGCTGTCTTTCCATAGGCTACCGCAGTATAATCCATGGGCTCGGCACTAGTTCCCTCTAGACTAGAATTATGCGGATTTTCTGCATCCATTCCAGCTTCGCCCCAATTCTTATCGCTCCAATCTAAGTCAGAGTTCTCGTAAGTTCTCCTCGAACTAATAAAATCTAAGAAGCTCTTCATTGGCTTGTATTTTTATTATTTATCTAAAACAAAAAGAGCGAATGTTTCCATTCGCTCGTTATTAAAATAGATTTTCTAATTAGATATTTGCCTCTTTCGCAGCAGGTGCAGCTTCACCTTCACCCTCTTCTCCTTCAGCTCCTTCCTCACCTTCTTCTCCCTCTTCACCTTCTTCTTCTGGTTCAAGTTTTTTAACTCTTTCAGTAAGGTCATCGATCATAGCTTTAAGGTCTTCTAGAGTCAATTCCTCTTCTCCTTCAGCTCCTTCTTCGCCTTCTCCTTCTGCTGGCTCTTCTTCCTCTTCAGGATTAGCTCCATAGTATCCCATTTTCTTTTCTTCTTCAGGATTAGTTCCATATCCTTCCATTCCGTCGCTTTCGTTCATTCTGCGAGTTTTCATAAACCCTGCAAAGTTTTTTACTTTCATCTTTAATAAACTTTTTTATTATTTATCTAAGCGAGTTTTTATTTTTCCTCAGATTGTAATTTTTCGATAAGGGG